TGGAAGTGCTAATGGGATAAATAATACGGCGGGTGGAAATGAGATTTCATGTAATGTCATTGAAATGGCGGATAGCTCTACTGGCATCGGAATAAGGTGTGGGTCCAACTCCTTAACAGTAAGGAATAACATCGTCAAAATGGGCACTGGAGCGGCAACCGGGATAAGCATCTTGGGCTACAATCAGCGTGTTGCGAACAATTCCATCTATAGCAACGGCGGAACAGGCGGTGGCATTTACTTAAACACTGGAGCCGAGATCAACAACAGGATTTACTCCAATCTTGTCGAAGGGTTTTCTGGTACTGGAGGTCACGGCATAGAACTGTCGGCGGGAGCATACTCATCGGCCTACAATATCTCAGTTTATGACAACGCAGTTTACAACTGCGATACCGCATACTACGTGAAGGATGATTTCGTTGTACAGGGTGGCAGTACAAACGAGACGCTATCGGAGTCACCATTCACTGATGCTGCAAACGGTGACTTTACGCCAGTAGACACCGGGAATGTATTATCTCCTCAGCGTACATCGACCGTGAACGGAATTCGAGTAAATGCGGCAAAAGGGGCGGTAGCACCTGCAAGTAGCGGTGGCGGATCAACAGTAATCGTTATCGAGGATGACTAATAATGGCGTTTGATGAATCACTCACTGGCGGAACCACTTCGAAGATCATTGAAGTCATGCTTCGCGACTCGACTACTGGTGGCGGTAAGACTGGACTTGCGTTTGGCGATGTCACAGCGTCGTATGTCCGTGAAGGCGGAACGAGGGTTGCCATCACACTCGCTAGCGGAACGGCAGGAGATGCGTACTCGTCCGGCAAGTGGGCGGAAGTTGATGCAACCAACCAAAAGGGGCTGTATCAACTGCACCTGCCTAATGCAGCAATTTCAACTGGCGTTGCAGCGGTCACGGTTAGTTTACAGGCAACAGGAACACTAGATAAGGCAATCAGGCTGAAACTGGAGACCCCAGTTAATACGGTGCAACTTGGCGGGACATCACAAACCGCTCGCGACATCGGGGCAAGCGTTCTGCTGTCGTCAGGGACAGGCACAGGGCAGTTAAGCCTTTCAAGTGGTCTAGTCACAGTTGGAACCAACAACGACAAAACTGGGTATTCAATCTCAGGGACTAAGACAACTCTTGATGCTCTGAATGACATCGACGGAACCGGCCTTGCTACCTCGGCAGGACTCGCAACTGTCGATTCGAATGTTGATGCAATCAAGGCGAAGACGGATCAGTTCGTGTTCACAGTTGCCAATCAGGTCGATGCCAATGCACTTAGCGGCGGTGGCGGTCTTGATGCGTCGGGTGTTCGGGCAGCGGTCGGGCTGGCTTCTGCGAATCTTGATACTCAACTTGGCGATATTCCAACGGTGTCGGAGTTCAACGCAAGGACGCTGTTGTCAAGTGCGTACTTTGATGCTTCAACAGATACCGTCAGCCTTGCGGCAGATCAAAGCGGGGTGACGATTGGCACTGTCAATGCGCTCACTGGTCACACGGTGCAGACTGGTGACAGTTATGCAAGGCTTGGTGCTCCAGCGGGTGCAAGCGTTTCAGCGGACATTGCAGCGATTGAGGCAGGGACAGCACCGACAGCGGCACAGGTCGCAGATGCCGTTTGGACTGAAGCGATTGCAGATCATTCAGGAACGGTTGGCAGTACAGCGGAGTCATTGTCAAACGCTTCTGCCCCAACGGCAGGAGCAGTGGCGGACGCTGTGTGGGACGAGGCGATGTCAGGGCATGTCTCTGTTGGATCGTTCGGATATTGGTTCTCTGGCATCACGCGACTCGCATCATGGCTTGGAATCATCGCAGGTAAAACCGCAGACGCTTCCACTCTAACAGAAGTCAACGCTACGACAGCAGGGGCGAGCTTCAATAACACTACGGACTCGCAGGAAGCAATCAGAGACCGTGGTGATGCAGGATGGATAACTGGATCAGTAACAGGAGACGCGATCATAACCCCTCTCAGTGCATCTGAGATAACGAGGGTGAATGGAACGGACATCGCCTACTTTATAGGGGAGACGATTGCGACTACGATTGCAATTACAGACTCTTCAGGGGCGGCACTTGATGTCTCAGCTAAGACCCTACAGATAGTTATCGACAGAGGACGGTCAGGACACACTGACGTACAGGTCATTAGCTCGGGAAGCATCTCAGTAGGAGGAGCCGGCAACAATCAGGTCACGTTTACGAACTCTGCGGCAGTGACTGCGACAGCAGGGGTTCTTCGGTGGGCGTTGAGAGACACCGCAGATGGGGACCGAGTGTTAGCCCGAGGAAACATCAGAGTATTGGAGGCAGCGGACCAAGATGCCTAAAGCAGCGAGGACACACGGATCGAAGGCGAGAAGCCTGCACCGCAAGAGAGGGACCAGTAAACCTGGACACCCTCTCTACAATACCGCACAGTGGAAGGGCAAACATGGGCTGAGATTAAAACACTTGGCTAAACATCCGTTTTGCGTCGAGTGCAGAAAGGAAGGAAAGCCGACTTTAGAATGTATACCTAAAGTGGCGATTGTGGATCACATAACCCCTCACCGAGGTAGACCAGAGGTTTTCTTCGATGAGGACAACTTACAGACTATGTGCAAACCACATCACAGCAAGAAGACTGTTCAAGACATGGGAGGATACGGAAGATGAATGTATATGAAAGCTTACCCCCGCCACCAGATTACTTGACAAACTATGGGTTGGCTAAGTGGTCCGAGGTCGGAAGTCGCTTAGTTGAAATGGGGGAACTGTCAGAGGCTAACATTGATGTTCTGAGACTTTATTGCGAAGCGTGGGAAGACTTCAGAGAGGCTATCGACGAACTGAAAGCCCACGGAAGCTCGACCTGCGTATCGGAGAAAGGTGGACATTATGCTCACCCTTCAGTCTCGCGAAAGTCAGCAGCGATTAAGAGACTGGAGAAGTTCGGGAAGCAACTCGGATGGTCTCAAGTTAAGGACGCAGTCAAGAAGACGAATAAGGTTTCTAGTAGACCCGCAGGATTATGAAAGCAGACTCCACTAAGCTTTGGATGCGAGACGCATCCGACGAACTCGCTGTGAGCAAAGGATGCAAATTCAATGCTCTCAGGGGGGCGTATGCAGTTTGGTGGATTGAGCGGAACTGTATGCTTTACGAAGGGGACTATGCAGGAACACCTTTGATCCTGCGAGGGAGGCACGACGATCAAATCGGATGTTGGCCTATCCCAGATACGTTCGACGCAAAGCTTGCGATGCAGCGGCACGACCACTATGTCGACGGAGTGAAGAAGGGAGTTCCCACGGACTGGCAGTACGAATGTGTTATGCGGCTGTTCGGCTGGGTTACGCTCACGGAGTGGAGAGGCGAAGAGCAGTGGGTACGACGTTTCCGCAGAGCGAGTTGGTGGGTTCCGAAAAAGAACAAGAAGTCTCCTACTCTCGCAGCTATTGGACTCTATCTGACTTGCGGGGACGGCGAACCGGGGCAGAAGGTCGCTCTGTGTGCGAAAGACGGTGGGCAAGCTAGAGACATCGCGGGACAGCACATACTTCAGATGGTGGGCCAGTCCCCCGAGTTACAAGCGGAATGCACCGTCAACTTAAACGAAATGAAGCTGACCCACATACCTTCAGCCTCGATAATGAAACCCTTCTCGTCCTCGAACGAGCGGTCGCAGAAGTCGAAGGAAGGATTTAACGGCTCAGTCCTAGTCGATGAAACGCACGTTGTGGACAGGGCATTCATGCGACGTATGAAGAGGGCGGGTATCAGTCGGAAAGAACCAATTCAGCTAGAGGTATCGACCGCAGGAACAGACCCTGACGGATACGGTAAAGAGCAATTCGACTACGGAGCAGCGGTTGCCAGAGGAGAGGTCGAAGATTACCAATTCATGTATCAAGCATACGCCGCAGATGCTACAATTAAGTTTTCGGACTTGACACCGGATAACATCTGTGAAATCGGCAGGAAGATCAATCCCGCTTGGGGACACACGATTCAGCCTGCCGAATTCATTAACGACTGGACCACATCAGGGAGGAAGATCGGGGAGCAACTCGATTTCCTGATGTACCGTTTGAATTTATGGCAGGAGAGTTCAAGTCCTTGGTTACCTTCAGGAGTATGGAAACAGAACTACGATCCAAATTTAACTTGGGAGTCGCTCCGAGGAAAATACTGTGTCGTAGGATTCGACAAGTCAGATAAAAGAGATTTTACAGCGTTCGTATGTATGTTCCCTACCTACGGGGAACACGGCATTAGTGAGTTGCTCTTATGGCCTTTTGTAATCGCCCCCGAAGCGTACATCGAAAAGAACTCCGACCTAGCCCCTTTCGCGGACTGGAGAGAGTCAGGGGATTTGATAGTAAGTCCCGGAGATGTCATTTCAGTTGGAGCGATTTACGATACCTTCGGGCGGATAAACGAACATTGTGACATTGGATACTTAGCATATGATCCTCACAAAGCGGAATCCGTTACTCAGATCATTGAGCAAGGGGCATCTTCGACAGACGGAGGCGAATTGAGTAAAGGATTCGGGGTAGAGAGAGTCTCGGTGAATCAAGGGACTGCACTCTTCGAGCCCATTACGGAATTCGAAGCGTTAGCAATTGAGAGCAGAATTAAGCATCCTGGCAACAAAGTATTCGACTGGATGATGGGGAACATCCACGTTAAAGATACTGCCGGGAGAAAGCGTCTGCTAAAAGCAGACGAAGGGCAGGCGAGGGTTCGTAAGATCGACGGTCCTGTCGCAGCAGTTACCGGACTGGCTTTGTTGATCGACAACGAGTACAGACCTCAACATAGCGTCTATGAAACAAGAGGATTATTAACTCTATGAACATCCTTCAATCTATTAAAAGTATGTTCGGTATGCATGGTGGTCACATGGAAGGTGGTCAGCCTAACCCCGCACACCCTTTCTGGTACACCAGTCTGATTGACTCTGCTAACGGCAAGCCTCGGATCACACCTGAGTACGCTTTGAACATTTCTTCGGTCCTGGCTTGTGTCAGAGTTATCGCGGAGTCAGGGTCGACTCTCCCGGTCAACCTGTATAAACGAAACAAAGACGGAACTAAAGAACGGGCGAGCGACTCCTATCTTCACTCCGTGATCCACGACACTCCGAACAGGTGGCAAACTTCAGTGGAGTTCTACGATCAGATGTTCAACTATCTTCTGTTGAACGGTAACAGTCTGCACAGGATAAAAGGGAACTCTAATGGACCTGTCGGAGAGTTGATCCCAATTAACCCCCTGAGAGTTAAGAAAGTTAAGCTACTGTCTGATGGCAGAAAGCGGTTCTATCTTGATGACGATGAGACCCTGGACTCCCATGAGGTTATGCACATCATGGGTATGTCTCTCGATGGAATGTGGGGAACCTCAGTTTTGAGCTACGCCAGAGACTCCCTCGGAATCTCAATGGGTGCGGAGCAGATGGGACTGCAACTCTTCGAGAACGGGTTGAGACCCAGTGGCGTTTTGCAACACCCGCATAACCTCAGCGACACCGCTATTGATAGGCTTCGAAACCAAATCAACGACATCCACGGAGGCAGGTTCCATAAGCCTTTAGTCCTAGAGGAAGGGATGGCTTGGAAGCAACTTTCCGTGACCCCAGAGGATGCTCAGTTCTTGGAGACTCGGAAATTCCAAGTCGAAGAGATTTGTCGAATCTTCCGAGTCCCCTTGCACATGGTGCAAAGCTTGGAGAGAGCGACGTTCAATAACATCGAACATATGTCAATTCAGTTCGTGACCCACACACTTCGACCTTGGCTCGTTCGAGTCGAGAAGGCGATGAAGAGAGACTTGCTATACCAAGACAAGTTCTACGTGGAATTCTTGACTGAAGGTCTCTTGCGAGGAGACACAAAGTCCAGATACGAAGCGTACGCCTCCGCGATCCAGAACCAATGGATTTCACCCGATGAAGTTCGAGCGTTCGAGAGCATGAACCCTCGAGCAGACGGTGAGGGAGGGAAGTATGAGAACCCTTCGATTAACCCAGTGAACAAAGAAGCTCCTCCTGAACCTGAAGGTGAAGGGGAAGCGGTTGCATACGCTTTCGCGGAAGACCTTGCAATCTCTATCGCCCGTAGAGAAGAGGCTCAACTAGAGAAGCGAATGAGCGGAGCTTCACAAGACCCAGAGAAGTTCAAAGAGTGGGCAGCAGAGTGGTACACAAACCATGCAACCTGGACAGACGCGAGAATAAATACTTTCTGTGAAGTCACAGGAGTTCAAGATGCGGACAGGTCCGCAGCGGTCCAGAGGCTAACTGCCGGGGCGATGAAGTCGATCTCCCAAGCCGAAGACGTTGAACAATGGATTCACGAACGCAAAGAGAACATTTACGAAACCGTTTCCACTGAACTAAAAAAGGTAATCAGATGAAATACAACTACATCGCCCAAGAACTTTGTGCTCAACCTTGGGCAATCACAGAAGCTAAATTGAGTACCATCGTCGGCGTGCTTCTGGCGAAGGAAAAAGGAGTGGACGTTCCCGCAGAAATGAAGGAGCGGATCAAAGCCGAGGCAGAAGAGAGACGATCCAAGTTGTCTGCTCGAAGCGGGAAGCTCGGGTTGATGGGAATCTACGGGACACTCAGCCACAGACCTTCCATCTTTTCGTCAGGTGGGATGTCATCAATGGAGATTCGGGAAGCTGCGAAAGCCCTTGCGGCGGACGAGGATATCTCTGAAGTCATCATGGACGTGGACTCTCAAGGTGGATCAGTCTTCGGTCTACCAGAAGCGGCTAAAGCGATTTATGACCTACGGCAAGTCAAACCTGTTACTGCGGTCGTCAATGCCAATGCCCATTCAGCGGCATACTTCCTCGCCTCGCAAGCAAGTGAGATTGTTTCAACCGAGAGCGGGTACACCGGCTCTATCGGGGTGATCTTGCCTGTCGTAGACGACAGCGAAGAAGAGGCGAACGTCACTTACATTAAAGCAGGCAAGTACAAATCGGAAGGGTACGAGAAGCCTTCGGACGAGTACAAAGAGCACATGCAGGGAATCGTGGACGAGTTCTACGCCCAGTTCATTTCCGCTGTCGCGAGGGGTCGAGGAATCGACGCCGCTAAAGTCGAAGCCAACTTCGGGCAGGGGAGAAGCTTCCTCGCAGGAGAAGCGAAAGAAAGAGGGATGATCGACAGAATCGCCAGTTTGGACGAGGTCATCGAAGAGAAATTAGAGCGTCTTAAAGCCAAGAGAGACAGAAATCGGCGTAGGCTAGCGGCTCTCCTGTAAATTATTTGGCTATAATGGAAAATCTTGCTAAAATCAAGGGATACTTCTGGTACGAAAACTCGGCCAGTATTTTCGGTACGAAATTCGACCGGCAAACGTGAAAAACTTCAATTTACCCCAAAGAAAAAGGCCGAGTTATGAAACTCAAACAACTTAAACTGGACCTCGATGCGGCTAAGAAAGATTTAACCGCAGCGGCAGGTAAAGACGTGACGGATGAAGAGTGGACTGCTCTCGTAGAGAACATCCAATCCATTGAGGCTTCTATTGAAAAGGAAGAGGATCGACTCAAGCAAGTCGAAGAGATCATGGGCAGAGGGTTCGACGTTGATGCAAAGGCAGACCCTGTCGACAACCCCCGTATCGGCAAGGTCGAAGACCAATGGAAGAAAGACCCTGCTCTCGGCTACAGTCGCCCAGGCATCTTCCTCGAAGAGGTTATGAACGCCGAGAAGAAAGGTCAACTTTCCCCTCAGCTTAAATTCCTCGCAGCCGCAGGAAGTGATGAAGCTTCGACTTTGTCGAACGTCTACGGCGGATTCTTGATCCCCGAAGCGTTCCGACCAGAAGTCCTGTCAGTTTCAGTGGAAGCTGATCCGACTGCAAGTCGAGTCACCCAAATCCCAATGGCATCGGATGTCGTCAACATCCCTGCTCGAACTGACAAGAACCACAGCACTTCAGTTAGTGGTGGGTTGACTGTCGGTCGAACGACTGAGACTCAGGCTCCTTCTAGCAGCCGGGTCGCTCTGGAGAACGTCAAACTCGAAGCAACTGCTTTGATGGGTTTGAGCTATGCTTCTGAGCAACTACTTGAACGCTCTGCGGTCTCCTTCATCGCAATCTTGGAGCAAGGGTTCTCAGACGAATTCGCCTCGAAGATGTTCGATGAGAAGATCAACGGAACTGGGGCAGGTGCTCCAGTCGGCGTCCTGAACTCCGCTGCTACGATCACCGTAGCTAAAGAAGGTGGTCAGACCGCAGACACGATCACAGGTCAGAATTTGATTGACATGCGACACCGGGCATGGCGATACGGCAACTCGATCTGGCTTGCAAACCATGATGTCTATCCATCATTGGTGACTGCACACGTTTCCATGACGAACGATGACATTCCTGTCTTTGTTCCAGGTAACGGGGTCGACGTTCCTGATACCATTTTGGGTCGCCCAGTTTACTTCACAGAGTATGCGAATACCCTTGGTGACAAAGGCGATATCATGCTCTGCGACTGGTCGCAGTACCTGTGGGGAACTTTGGGCGGAGGCAGCATCCAGTCTGCTGAGTCTATGCACGTTCGGTTCGTAAATCACGAACGGACGTTCAAGTTCTACACCTACAACACTGGGTCGCCTTGGTGGAAGTCTGCTCTGACTCCTAAGAACTCAAGCACAACGCTCAGTCCGTTCGTGACCTTGGCAGCACGTGCTTAACCTTTAACTTCACACTTCGCCGGGGAGCAATCCCCGGCATACCTCATAGGAGATTAAGACTATGGCAGTAGCCACAAGTACAGACCAATCCTCAAGCATCATGGCGATCACTCAGTATGATCACGACCCTGATGCCACTTCAGCAGTCGACGTTGCATGGGTTGACATGCGGGACTACGGGAAGTTCATCGCTTCCTTCTTCCGTACTGTCGGAACCTCTGCTCTGACTTATAAAATCCTGGCGAACTCAGCCAGCGATGGAAGTGGGTCGGATGTCGAGATCAAATCGGGGTCTGCCGCACCGGATGCGGTCGGAGACTACGCTTTCCTCGAATGCACCGCAGAGGAACTGCTTTCAGCAGGGACTGATCTGCGGTACGTGACACTGAACCTGACCTTGGCGACAGGGACAGATGAAGGCGTCGTAACTTATATCCGCAGTTGCCCTCGGCACTCATACGCCGGTTTGACTTCAGATAGCATTGCCTAATCGTGGTTAGCAAAAATCCTAAAGTCGTTCCGGTCAAGTTCTTGCTTGACCGGGACGTACTTGACCACAACGACGAAGTCATCGAGTCGTTTGAGGCAGGGAAGGTTTACAAGCTTTCTCAGGATTCTGCCGACAGATGGGTACGAAGAGGAGCAGCAGCATATGAGACCGTCGACGATAAGCCTGTTAAGAACAGTTCAACCAGTAGTCGAACCAGTAGTCGTAAGCGATCTTAAGACTTGGCTCGGTTATGGAGGTACTGATCAAGATGCAGTCTTCGACAGTATGATCGTAGCTGCGAGAGAGTGGACAGAGCAGTTCCTGGCTCGTCAACTCATTACCGCAACGTGGCAGTTGAAACTGGATTACTTCGACTGGACCATCATTGATTTACCGAGGCAACCGATCCAGTCGGTGTCCTCGATTGTATACACGGATTCTCAAGGTACTGAACAGACCTTGAGTTCATCCCTTTACGACTTTAGTGCTAACAGCGGCAGGATTGCCCCTGTTTATAACGAGTCGTGGCCGGACACTCGTGATTCCCTAGAGCCTGTCACCATTACTTACGTGGCAGGTTACGGGGACGAGGGGCATGATGTTCCTGAGCCAATTCGACAAGCAATCCTCCTAATCGCATCTGGTATGTGGATGGGGATTCAAGGTTGTGGTGGGTCAGGGTGCGATGGCAACGGGATTAACATAGCAGGTAAAGCGATGCTCTACCCCTATAGGATTATGTCGATATGAGAGGTATGTCGGAGCGGTGCAAGATTTTCAATTGCAGTCTGACAGTGGAGAAACCCACCACTGCTTCAGCCTCCGCTAACGACTACAATGAGATCGACCTCTATGATGATTCGAACTGGTCGGAACATTGTGTCCGACCAGTTCATCGTCGTCCCATGAGTGGACGCGAGACGGAAATCCACGGACAAGTCATCGGGACGAGAGACGAAGTTTTCGAAATGTGGGGCGATGCCTTAACTCGGAAAATACTGGTGACCTATCGCCTCAAGTACACAGACATTGACGGAGTCGAACACACGCTCCAAGTGTGGGACAAGCAGACTAGTTCAGATTCAAGGTGGGTCACACTGCGAGCAAGAGAGGACGCCTCAGTATGAGAGTAGCCCGAAACAGTAAAACAGGGGCGATCCGCATGAAGGGACTTGAAGAACTCTCTGCGACCCTGGTTCGTATGTGGACCTTTAACGACAGCAAGTCTATGACGAAGGCTGTCACCAGGTCCATTTCCAAAGGAGTAACCATAGTTCGCAGAGCATATGTAGAAGCCGCTCCGAACGGACCACCTAAAAACTCCAAGAACTACCCGCGACACCTGAAGATGAAAAAGGCGGTCAGAAGGAAAGTCCGTAGACCTCAAAAACGTAAGCCAGCGGACGCTAAAGTAGGTTTCAACGTCAACCTTAAAAAGAATGCACCGAAACGGGCGTACCATGCACACCTGCCCTCGCTAGGTACAGTGCAGAGGTGGAAGCACGTAAGGGACAAGTCGGGAAAGGTGATAGCCAAAGGGAGATCAGGAGGAGGTCAGTGGGTAGGTAGGGTTAAGCCAAGTTCGCGAATTGGGAACATGGTTAAAAAGTCCTACGGACCAGCAATCAAAGCTATCCACGTCGAGTACGGTAAATACATTCGGACAATCATGCCTTTCATAGGGGGGAAATAAGACATGGCTGCGACCGTCAAGAAAGAAATGAGAGACAGGATAGCGGCGTTAGCAGACATCACCGCTGCGGCGTACAAAGTTTATGTAGACCGAATTCCCCAAGGGATTGAGGACTACAAAACAGTGGTCCTTACTCGGTTAGGGTCGGACCAAAACTCGACGTTGTCCGCAGACGATGACACGTTGATAACAGAGACCTTCAACGTCCAAGTTCGAGGTAAGACCAGTTTCGACGCTGAGACCATCTGTGACGCAGTCATCGACGACCTGCAAACCTTGCAGGGAGTTAGCCTCGGGTCCGTTCGAAAGATCGGAGCTATCATCATCGAAAACATTAACGACTCGTTCGAAGTAGACGAGTTTGGCGGCGATGCAGGCAACGCCGTTATTGATTCCACTATTACTGTCATGCACGTCCCCCAATAGGAGCAAAACTGTGGCAAAACTAATCGGGAAGGGAACTAACCTTCAACTCACCATCTCTGCTGTCTTAACAACAGTCGCCCAAGTCATCGACTTTACGGTCGGAGCACAAGACCCTGAAGTGTTCGAGACCCGAACGCTTGACGGTGGAGTCGCCGTTGGGAAACAGGCAACCGGGTACACCGCTCAAGGTGACATTACCGGGAACCTGTTTCTTGATACTTCAAACGCAACGCATCAGTTCATTGCGTCAAACTCTCAAGCACCAGGCACTACAGTCGCAGGTAAGGTCATTCTTTCGGATTCAGCCGAACTCACCTTTACTGCGGCAGCTATCGGTATGGGAGACACCACTGTCAGTATGAGCGACGGGTTGAAGGCAGGATTCACAGTTAAGACTGAAGGTCTTGTGACATACCCAACTTCGTAACCTAAACAGAGGAAGCTATGAAAGCCAGAACTTTAATCCCGGTCGAAGTCCTTGAAGGCATCAGCCCGAGCGGAACCCCAACTTTTCGCAGAGAAGAGGCAGGGTACGTTGTGGAAGACCCTGATTGTTATTGGCTTGTTCGCAACGGAACGGCAGAACCTGCTGACGAGGAATGTGAACTCGCCTGCAAGCCTTTTTGGAACCCGACATCCAAAGAGTTCTTGCAGGCGAACTACGACCAAGCTTGTTGTGCTCACACAACGGGAAACGCTCTGTATGACAGTGACACTGGGGAACCAGAAGCACTTTCCCGCATGGAGAAACGACTCACTAAACACGGAATCGCGTTCAAGAGAAATGACCCTCCTGACGTAATGAAGAAGCATTTGAAACTGGTCAAAACCCTGAAGGAAAAGGCGAATGAGCGACTTAAGAGAGAGGCTAAAAGGAAAGTGCCAGCGAAGGTACAAAACCTTGAAGATTCAAGGGGAGGAAGTGGGGATACGAACTCTGACAGTCTCTGAGGCTGAAGAGTATTTTCTCTCCGAAGACCGATCCTTGATTATCGTTATGGGGACCGTGGACCCTGAAACTAAAGAACCTGTCTTCACCGAAGACGACCTCGAACTCGTCCACGAAATGGAAGCTGGGTTCGGTTCTCGACTTCGCCTGGAGTTACAGAGGTTCAACGGGTTCCTCTCCGAAGATGAAGTGGAAGACGAGGGAAAGTAGATGCCGACCCTCTTGAGGACTGGTGGATCGGCCTCGCCCTAAGACTCGGGAGGGTAGACTTTCGTTCTCTCAAAGATGAAATCACCTACGAGGATTACAGGAAGATATTCGATTTCACCATGAGGGAACTTGGAGTCGAAGAGACTCGGCAAGCTACGGCAGAGGACATAGTCACGAACGCGACAGGGGAACCCCCAGTGTTTAGCGGAAGATTCTAAGTATGGCTACTAAAGTTGATATCTCGACTCGGTTCATGGGGGATCATGGCGACCTCATCAGGTCGATTGAGATCGTCAATAAAAAACTGGAGGCACAAGCCAAGACCGTCCGAAGATCGCGGAGAGACTGGAGACAGTTCACTCAGAACGCGATCTTCGGTGTTGAGGACGTTGCATCCACGGTAGGTACTGGAGGTCTCGCAGGAGCAGTGAGAGCCGCCTCTAACAACATGACGATGATGTTGATGGCTGTCGGCGGTCCTTGGATGACTGCTTTCGGTGTCGCAGCAGCGGCAACCCTACAACTTGCCCTGGCATTGGACCTGTTTGGTGAGTCAGCGGATAAAGCTGCCGAGAAGGCTAAGAAACTGCTCGACGATTATGTCAAAGGTCTCAAAGAGGGTATGCGACAGCAGGAGACCATCCACAACTTTAACCGAAGGATACTGGATGGGACTATCGAGCAGAGGAAGGCTGCGATAGATGGCTTGAAAGAACAGATCGACTCTGAAAAGTCAGTGCTCAAGTATTTAGAGAAGAACTTAGAGCTAAGGAGGAAAGTAAAAGCCGAGCTAATGGAAGAAGCTAAAGCGAGAGCCGCCGTAGCCGAAGCGACCTTGGAGACAGGGGCAGTAAGCAAAGGAAGAGGAAGAAAAGCGGTAGAGGAAAAGCATTCTCAGAGACTCAGCGCAGAAGTGGAACTTGAAAAGAAAAGGATTGAGGCAATAAAAAAAGAGCGTGCTGAAACAGAGGCTAAGCTCGAAAAGCAGCAAGAGATGCTGAAGTGGGCTGAGGATATGGCAAAGCACGACGAAGAGACTCAAGCGAGAAGGGAGAAGGACAAGAAGATCACAGAGGCTAACGCCGCTATGATCAAACGGACCGGAGAAATGGAAACTTTCCGTTTATCCTTAGCCGAGAAAAACAAGACCCAGATCGAGGACCAAATAAAAGCGGAAGAGGATAAACTCGCGGTCATCGAGAAGCAACTCGCGACCCTGAGAACGATCCGTGAGGATTTACGACCAGAGGGGATGCAACAAGACCTCACCAATCAACAGCTTGAGGCAGAAAGAAGGATCGCTATCGCCAAAGAGGCTCAGAAGACCGCAGCGGAAGAGACACTGAAATTCCAAAGGCAAATCAACCAGGAGTTGAGATCGTCTGTCGACGGATCAAAGGAGTTCGCTAAAGCCTTCCAGAAAGCCATTGCCCCCGAGATGGGAGAGTTGAAGACTCCTGAAGAGTTGCTCAACGAACCCCTGGTCCCTTTCGGAGGGAAGTACAAAGAAAAGTCAGGGTTCTCAGGGAAGTTCAGGGAGAGGGGCGAAACTGACATCGACAGGTTCACCAAAGCCCGAGATGCCAAAAGAGCGGCAGAAGGGAGCAGGGAAACTGACATCGACAGGTTCACCAAAGCCCGAGACGCCAAAAGAGAGAAGGAAGCGAAAGAGATGAAGGAAACCGCATCCAACACCAAGAAGTCTGCGGAAAATACCAAAATGGCTAATGATCTTCTCAGCCGGATCGCAGACAGAATGGAGTCAGGCACTAGCCTCGAAGTCACAGTCGGAGGAGTTTTATCGTGAGTGTAACTTCAGTGGAGAGGCTTCAGGAGAGAGGTGGTTCGCTCGGTCAACATAGCCGGATCACACAGACCTACCTGATCCGAACGAATAGCAGAGATGATGGTTACTTTGAAGTCAGGCAGGCTGTCGAGGATGTTGTCGGTTCCTTCATCTCTCCCCATCCCGACAGCCTGTTCTATACACGCCGAGATATTGACCTAACAGCGGCATCCCCTCTGCACTGGACCGCCAGGGTAGTCTGGTCAACTGAGCCGGTGAATACTCAAGAGAGGGAGAGGCAGCAGTACCCGAATCCAATCGACCGCAGGATGCGAATCAGCGTGTCCTCGCAGGAAACGCAGAAGTACGTCTGGAAAGACCGAGATGAAACTCCTCTCGTCAACAAAGCGGGAGACCCCATTGAACCCCTTCCTACGGACTTCACTGACGTAATCGTGAACCTGAAGGTCAACATCGCGAACTACCAAGTTTCATGGCTGACTAACTACGTCAACTCTACGAATTCCAAACCCGTTATCATATCAAACGGAAGTACCGTCTTGGTAATCGACGCAGGGTATGGCTTGCTAAAGTCGATGTCCATTACTGAGCTAACAGAGGACAACGGATTCCAGTTCTACGAGGCAATGGTCAGTGTTCACGTCACTCACGACGAAGAATACAAGTGGAAGACCGTCGTAGTTAACGAGGGGTTCAGATACCTTGATGGAACAGATTTAATCCACTTCTTCGAGAAAGATGCTAATGGGGTGTTGCAAGACGGACTAGAGGGTAGAGATGAGGTCAGAGTCACTACCCCGAAGAAACTTGATGCCGCAGGGGGAGCACTTGCCGATGACGCAGACCCTACGTTGCTTGAATTCAATCTATATAAAGAAGCCGACTGGTCGGAACTTCCCTTCTTCTCCAAACCCTGATAGGTAACGATATGAGACTCACCGGAATTACCCTCACTACGACTGCTGCGGAACTTGATGAAAGCGACTTCCGCAGTACGACTGCTTTCCCTCGAGCTAAAATGGCTCAGGAGAACGCAGTCCCTTTCCCCTTGGATTTAAGAGACTGGCTGGTCCACGACTCGGGGGCGTTGCTTCCTGCGACCGCAGCGACAGATGACCTTGGATACACGGTCGGAACCTTTGCAACTGCCCCTCCGAAACTCCTGTCCTCTGACGGAGCGACAGGGTCAGTCACTCAGTACGCTCGGCAGTCCTTCACAGTGCCTCCTGAGTATCAGACCGGGCAAACTATCCAACTGGTGGCAAACGTCGCCATGACGACGATCTCAGACTCTACAGCGACCCTTGACGTTCAAGCCTTCGCCCACGATAAAGAAGGTGGGATTGGGACTGACCTCTACGCAGGAGCGGCGTTGTCCGTCAACTCTGCGACTGCGACAGACTACACGTTCGCCCTTACAGGTTCAGGACTCTCCGCAGGGGACATCCTCGATATCCGACTGACCGCAGCTATCACAGACGCCGCGACAGGATCAGGGGTCACGATGAACATTTATAACACCGAAATTCAGTGTGACATCAGAGGCTAAACATGGCCGGGTACATCTTCACTCACGATGAAGCAAAAAGGGTCGCTAATGCGGTCAAAGCCAACGAAGGCAGACCGCATACCCGATTGCCCCCTCGACCCAGACCCTATCGAGGAACTGGCGGTGGGGGAGGGGCGTGTGAATGCCCAGAGGTTCACGAATTCTACACGAACACAACGACAACCGCAGGCACGTTCACGGCGAATTATGACGTAAACGGGACTGCTGAAGATGTTACTTGGGACTGGGATGCAACTGCGTCAGAAGTTCAGACAGCGTTCGAGGGTCATTCTGAGATTGCATCCGGTGAAGTTGCCGTAAGCGGCGGACCGTGGCCAGACGTTGCATTGTATGTCGAATTCACGATCGCCGGTCTGACTAACGTGAACTTTCCAACGGTCGATAACACTAGCCTAACCGGCAATGCTGCAATGCGTCGATTCTCCAAAGGAGTGTGATAATGGTTGATCGCTGTTGCTGCTGCCCAGAACCGGGGATCGTTACACTAGGTTACTCGATTATGAAACTGGATGCGAGCAATGGTTCTCGTATTTGGTTTAACGATTGCAAGTACAATGCCACATTCAAGCCTTCCGATTTAATGCTAACCAGCGACGGCTTGCACGTTCTGCATTCAGGTTTTGCGTCCCTAGCGTCAAACACCGATAGTCTAAAATACGCAGCGATGTTTCTGGATGTTAGCTCAGGAACTACTCAAGAACAGCCAGTCATTACTGGCGACTTTGGAGGCAGTTCATATTCAGCGATACTGGAGGGGACAAATTACTATTGGCTTACAGGCTCGTCCGGGTTGGTGGTTTCTAAGTCTGACTACACGGCGACTCGCGTTGCTGTTGGCACGCCGTACGTGACTCGAAGAAATGTCAACGTCGCTGTATGGGGCGACTATTACATCCAAGGCGAGGCATTTGCAACGTCGTCATCTTACCTGCAAGTGATTGACACTGATGCAACTGTTGTCAAGACAATCAACCTGCCATCGGTAAAGAGAATGTACGCTTTCACTCAGGCAAACGTCGACGGCAAGATTGTCATTTGGTTTTACGATACAACAGCCGCTGCAAGCAAAGTGGGTATTTTCGACCTAGATACAGAAACGTATGATTCTGAATTAACTCTGACAAACACAAACCTTTCCACTGATACCTACGACAATGGCTTTGATGTCAATGGTGACTACGCAGCCATTACTGCAAACCACGTAGACGATCCGCTGACAGACCCAAAGGTTTACGAGCACGTTGAGGTGTTTAACCTTAGCGACATGACATCTGCACATTGGTACTCTGAGCACCAGTACGCAACTGGGTTTGGGTACAACCGTTGGGAAGTTGGACCCATGCGAGTGTCAAGCGATGGGAGCGAGGTTGCAAGACCTGCGATTGATTCGTTACACGGTGTCGCAGTGTTCAATTCATCGGGATTGAAATGGCGAAAGACCTTAACTGGATACACCTTCAACAACTTCAACAATGGGCGTATGGACATCGAGTTTGACAGCAGCGGAAACGTCTACACTAACGGACTCGATGCGAGCAGTGACACTCAGGTCATTAAACTCGCGGCGTCAAATGGTGCGGTTGAATGGGAGCGACCTTGGACGTTCACTGACAACCCAAACGATGCACAGGTCTCACGGATCACCGCTGGCAGCGATGGCATTTACGTCTGCGGTGAACACACTGAACCCTACAATCTCTAACGGACTAACACAGCATGAGAGTTCTCGCAATCGGAGATTTGCACTGTCCGGGTATGCTCGATGAGTACCCCGCTTTCCTGAAAGATGTCTACGACCAGTGGAACCTGAACACAGTGGTATTCATTGGCGACGTTATCGACTGGCACGCTATCAACTTTCACGGTAAGCACTCGGAGACACCGGGAGTCTTAGCCGAAGTCGAAGCGGCAAGAGTGCAGATCGAGAGACTCAACGAGATGTTCCCGGTCGCTACTTGGCTCGTCGGTAATCACGACGCCTTGCCGAAACGCAGAGCAGACGACGCCGGATTGCCTTCGAACATCCTCAAGAGCGAACAGGACTTCTGGGGAGTGAAGTGGAAAGTTATCGAGAGGTTCGGAAGCATCCTCATTGACGGAGTTAAATACTCTCACGGAGAGACCGGACCTGGGGGCATGGAAGCCGCTCTAAAGCAAGCGGTCAACTCAGGCAGGTCTACTGTCATCGGGCATCACCATCAAACAGCGGGCGTACGCTGGGGAGCTAATGAGGAACGGAGATTCTTCGGTCTTTCGACCGGAAGCGGTCTCGACTGGAAACGGTTGCAATTCCAGTATGGAAGAAAATTCGCCAACAAGCCTCCCATTGGATGTGGGGTAGTGCTTGATGGCGAATATGCTTATTGGGAACCTATGAGACTTTAGACTATACCCGTTTACCTTTCAAATTCGTCGAGAGGGGATAAAGCGTTTTGCCTGAATCCGCTATAGTCTACTTGATGATGCCACCTGTTGTATCGCCTCACAACGGAAACTACATCAGGGTGTTGAGACCTTAGACTCTCCGCAAACTCTTTCCGTTCGTCTGTGTCGCGGTACACGGTATCAGTATTGCCCCCTTTCATGCTCAGGCTCGCAGCTTTGTTACAATAGCACCAAGTGAACAACATAGTGCAATCCCCATCTTTTAACACCCGCAAGCTAAGGTCAGTGTCCTCATTGAATTTACCTCTCCATCTGTGACGCAAGGAGTTGTCAACGAGTATGCAAGAATATATGCGGGTGTTCAAGTAAAAAGGGGACTTGACGTAATTATGGTGAAATCGATACCTCATTCCTGCAAGTCTGACATTCGAATACCTATCTACAAAATCCTCGCATTCTCTAAACATATCTCCGTTTGTCTTGGTGTTGATTCTCCGTCCCCCTTTTTGATACCCAAACCCAGATAAATTATCATCAAGTATCCAATGCCTTTTATGTCCTGAGTTTCGGGCGTGGTCCAATACCCAATTTCGGGCAGGAATTGACCCTTGACCCAGATTATCGAAAGGCAGTTTTAATAGTTTTTTGGGGTCTGATCTCTCTGCGTACAAGCCATATTCCCCTTTCTCAACTACTACTTTATATTCGACCCCCAAGCCCGTTAAGGCTTCTGCGGTTTTCTGAAGGTCATATCTACCTTTGGATATCACATACACAGGATACTTAGGTTGCTTGCTTGTGCTTTTTTTAGCCAAAGCCACGGTGTCGCTTACGTCTATACTGTTTCTTAACTTGGTATCTCGGGTTGGAACGGTGAACGCAGGCATCCCTGTCCACTCTTTTTCCCACTCAAAGTCTGTCATGCTCATTTAATGCTCCTGTTTGGTTAGTGTCCATAGTTTACCTTTCATTTAACCCATTCAGACCTGAGACTCCATCCCCAGCATAACAGCCGGACCTTCATAGCCAGTTCTTCGATGCCTTCGTTGTTAGTTATCGTGACATCGCAGTCGGACTCAAGAATGTCCAACGACCTGTCTTTTTCGTCGATCCGCTCCGATGCGTCAACCCACACGGAGACATTCGCCAGGTGTTTTGAGGCGATGAACTCTTCTCGCCGGCGAATCCCGACATAGATGTCGTACTCTTCGAACATTTCCCGCGACATCCTTTGCAGGTCATCCCCACAATAGTTCTCAATGGCTTCTCTCCACTTGAGCCGATGATTTATCCGGTCCTCATAACAAGCCTCAAGGCTCGGGTATGTGATCCCGTATTTGGATTCCAGCCAAGGTCGACAAGCCTTTTCAGCGACGAAGGCACTGGAGGATATGAATTCTAACCCAAGTCTCCCTCGGATCATTTCAGCGACCGTATCTTTACCGTGTCTTCCCGGTCCCACGATGAACAGTTTCAACTTACTCTCCAATGTAAAGGTGCAGTTTCGGTGATTTAGGATTGGTGTCTTCTGGGTTCTTTTCAGCGGAGACCATTTCTTCGCTGATCAGTCTGGCAACAGCTTTGTCAACCTTGTACCTCGATAGCTCCGTCGCTTCGATGATCTCTTTCGTCGTGCATTGCGGATTGGCTATGATGAAGTTCAGCACCTGTTGAGAGTTCTCTCCGAGTTCCTCTTCGGACTTGTTCTTCTTCTCTTCCTTCTGCCTCTCTGCCCACTCTACCGTCGATATCAATTCAGTCTGCCAGGTCAACCCTGACTGATATGTCCCGGTGTCGGACTCGAGCATTTTTAACCCTTGGTGTCCCGCTGACCCTCCCCAAGAGAACCAGAGAGTGTGCTTTCCGTCCATCTTGTAAGTTGAGCGGCGTTTCAGGAGTAGAAACTGTCGCCCGAATTCTGCGATGCCGGATTGGCTTAACTCTTCCAGTTCTGGTGGGTCTTCGTGGGTCTGTCCCTGCTTTCGGAAGTGGTGAAGCAGAACGCACAGGACTCCCGCTCGGTGAAGTTTCTCCGCGATCAGTTCTAGCTTCTCCCCCATTGAATAGACGTTCGAGGCATCGCTACCTGCCCGAAGTGAACGGTAGAGAGGGTCGATCACACAGATACCGATCTCCCTTTCTTTCAGTTCTTTCATCAGGTCGTCAACGCAATCTTCATCGTCCAGTTTTGGGAGGTGGAAGCCGATATGCAACTGGCTGAGTTGGTCAGTCCCGATCTCCCTGCCTCTGCAAATTTGTTTGAGCGTTTCCTGCGTCGTAGTTTCGCCGGACTCACCGGAGACGAAGAGAACCCTGCGAGGAGTAGGGACGTTAAACTGTCCCGCAAAGGGAGTCCCAGTTGCAATCGAGACCGCGAGGTCGAGGGCGACCGTAGTCTTCAACGACTTGGATGCTCCCCCGATTACCATTGGTTCGTTGTCTGCGAGGAAGTTCTCGACGACGTATTCCCTGTGGATATCCTTGAGGCAGAAGTCCGACGCCGGAACTGCTTGGGTTCGGTATTGGTTCTGTCGATATCCATTCTCCTTCGCCATTGCTCGAAGTGATCCAATGGTAACCAGTCTCGCTTTTCTTCCTGTGAATGAATCCCACTTCGCTTCGCAAGCTCCTTCCTCGTACTTAGTGTTTTTGCGGCTCACTTCATCCCATAACGCAAGACCTTCTTCGGTCCCACCGCTGGCAGCATGGAGTGCCATCCCGAGGCGTAGCCAAGCGGCGTAGTCATCCATCTGGTCCTCGGAAACCCAAGTAACAAGCTCTCTCGCTTCGTACAGTTGGTCCCCTGTTTCGATATCGTCATACTCTAGGTTCGTAATGGGGTCAGAGATCGCGGCTTGGATGTTATGAATGGCACGCAGGCTATGTCCCATTGCACGATGGTCGTCGTCAAAGACATGGCCTGTAATCGTGAAGAACCTCGCAGCCTTTCCGTCGAACATTTCGACGCCACGAGAGGCGTCCTCTCGCTTCAGCTTCTCGTCTAACGTCCCGTAGCAGAGGAACTTCAAACCTTCCCCGCTCGGGCTGATCTCGCAATAAGTATCGAGAGATGCAAGGACCAGTTGTGCGTCCAGATTCCAATTGCCGTGACGATCTTTCACGTTATCCAGGTCAACACCCACCATTCCCGGTGGGATCACGAACCCCACTCCCGCGAAGGTCTGAGGGTCGCTCTCGTAAGTGTTCCTAGCTTCCTCGAACCCTAGATGGTAATCCTGATTGTTTACTCCGATCCGAAACCCTGCGGCACTGCAAGGCTCCTTCTTCGGTTTA